TACAAATACATCTTTGTTAATTACAAGTAATATTTCCCAACTAACCGGAAAAGTAAAAGAAGCAACAAAATTAGGGGTTAAAATAATTTCACGCGATGAATTTACCAATATTTTATAAAAATTTAACTGGGATCTACCCCCCAAACACAACATTCCCCTGAAGGACCATTATTGCATTCACTCTCAGTTGGGAAAATTTCTTTCTTTCCATCGCAATAAGGACTATCATTCAGATGGACGCAATAAGTTGAACCACACGTTTGAAGATTGGAACAACTATCAACAGTGGCTAAACAAGCATAACTCCGAGAACCCTTTACACACGCTCCATTCTGACATATTTCATCTTCAGGGCATTCAGTAGTTTCCGAACACCGGATGGATTTTTCCCCCCTTAAAAATAACCAAGCTAGAACTCCACTAATTACAAGAAAGGTAATTACTGAAAAAACAATTATTCGACCATTATTCTTTTGCTTTTTAATAAAATTTGAATTTTGTTGCAAGTTCATAAATTTTTATTTATACACAAAAAAAATAAATAAAAAAGAAACTTTCATGGAAAAATTTATTTCGGAAGATAGAATCGTAGAATTTTTGAAAACAAAAAATGCTCTCTTTCATACTCGAAAATATTCAAATGTGAATGAATTTATGGAAAGTACGAATATAAAACAACCCGATTATATTTGTATTACTGGATATACCCAAATCCTATCATTTATATTTACGAATATTATTGACAAAATTAAAAATCCCATTATATTAATTACAATTGAGAGCGATGTTATTGATTTTAAAAAAGAATATTTATCTCATACAAAATTAAAACATTGGTTTTCGTGGAATAAATCTATTAAACATCCAAAATTGACTTGTATCCCGATTGGATTGAATGAAGATCGTCATATGGACGCAATGAATAACACAATTAATGAACATGAAGAGAATTTAAAAGAAAAGAAATTGCTTTTAGTAAATTTTAATCCAGCCACTAATAATGAAAGAAGGAAATTCTTTGATTACGCTCGGAAAAATTGGGATTTTGCGGATATTCTCCCACATACTCACTTTCCTTGTGAAAAATCTTATTTTAAGAAATCTCTAATTGAAGGACAAATTAAAATCGAGGTTACCTCAAAAGATTTTTATAAAGAACTAAGAGAATATAAATTTGCTTTATCTCCAGCCGGGGCTGGAATTGATTGTCATAGAACATGGGAGTGTTTATATTTAGGAGTAATTCCAATTGTTCGTAAAAGTGAAATAAATGAAATATATAAAAACTTGCCAATTTTAGTTGTTGACGATTGGAAAGATATTAATGAGGAAATGTTACAAATTAATTACAAAAAAATAAAGTCGATTAACAAACCCAATCAAAGAGCTTATCTAGATTTCTGGACCAAATTAATTACAATATCCGCTTACAAAAAAACTTTGATTAATTATGCAAATAATGTATATTTTTCTCAGCAAAAATTAAATTCGAGAACAGGGATAACTCACGGAGGTTTTGATAGAGTCATTGAATATAATCCAACCGATATTGATAAAGAATTTCGTTCCCAACATAAGAAAATTCTTGACCAACCAAGGGGAAATGGTTATTGGCTTTGGAAACCTTATTTTTTATTAAAAACATTGCAAGAAAGAATCGAATATGGCGAATATTTGATGTATGCAGATTCCGGAGCATTTTTTATTAAACCAATTGATGAAGTAATTTTAGAAATGGAAAACCAGAATGAACAAATTGGATGTTTTGAAATTTTTGGAAATACCGATAAAACATGGACAAAGAGGGATACATATATTATTATGGATGCCGATACTGAAGAATATGCCAATTCTTTTCAAAGAATGGGCGGATTTCAAATCATTAAAAAAACAGAAAAGACTATTGAATTTTATAAGGAACTCTTAAAATATTCAATAGATCTCAATTGTATCACCGACATTCCATGCAAATTTGGAGAAAACTATAAACAATTTCGAGATCACCGGCATGATCAATCGATTTTTAGTTTACTAACAAAGAAAAATGGAATTAAATGTTTAAAAGATATTTCTCATTGGCAGTTTGAAAGTTGGGGGAAAGATTCTGCCCCAGGTGATTATGGAATTATAGTTTATGGGAAAAATTGGCAACTAGTCCGAAATAAATTTTTATGAAAATTTGGAATAAATATTTAAAAAAAAATATTTCCTATATAAAATGCCATTCAAAATCAAAATGCGTCAACGAACACCAAGTTCAAACAATTTAATTGCATCCAATGCTAACAAACAACCAGTTGTTGAAGCTCCACAACAAAACCCGTCTAATGTTCAAGCTATGCACGTCGCACAAGCTCAAGCTGCGGAGGCTGCGGCTCAAGCTGCCAGAGACGCTCAAGCTGAAAAAGCTGCCAGAGACGCGGAGGATGCGGCCCAAGCTGTTCAAGCTGCACAAGCTGAAAAAGCTGCCCAAGCGGCCCAAGCTGCCCAAGCGGCCCAAGCTGAAAAAGCTGCCCAAGCTGCCCAAGCTGCCCAAGCTGAAAGAGATGCCCAAGCGACCAAGCTGAAAGAAAGAGCCCAAGCTGCCCAAGCTGAAAGAGATGCCCAAGCGGCTCAAGCGGCTCAAGCGGCTCAAGCTGCCCAAGTTGAAAGAGATGCCCAAGCTGAAAGAGATGCCCAAGCTGAAAGAGATGCCCAAGCTGAAAGAGATGCCCAAGCGGCTCAAGTGGCCAGCGATGCGCATGCAGCCCTTGTCGCCCGAGTTGAAGAATTAGAAAATAGTCTAGCCGCAGTCAATAAAAAATTATCTGCTGTTGCCGATTTGCTAAATTGAATTTTATTTTCCAATAAATTTATAAACATAGCTAATGTGTTTACAAATTAAAGCATTTTTTGTGTGGTCGTTTCTTTCATTAAATTTTATTTGGAAGAAAATTAAAACCATTGAACCCCAACCCTATTATTTTATTACAGACTGGTTTGGAAATACTGGTATTAGTGTTACCGATGCAAAAATTTATACGAGATTTTTTGTAGATAACGGAATTAATTCCCCAAAAAAATTGGCTGAACTAACAATAACAGATATTCAAGATTTATATTTTAAAAAAAACGACTTTGAAAAAATTAAGAAAAATTTAAAATTACAAAAATGAATTTTTATATAAAGAAATAATTCAAAAAATATACCTCAAAGTATGCCTCCTAAATATCAAAAACTCGACCAAATTAGTCATATCCATCAACGTCCAGATACCTATGTTGGTGCAATTAAACCAATTGCTGAAAATAATGTATGGTGCTACTCCGTTGATGAAAATGAAAAAATTAAATTTATATTAAAAGATGGAATTTTGCTTTCACAAGGATTACTAAGAATTTTTATTGAAGCGGTTTCAAATGCGATTGATAATGTTTGGAGAAGCAAAGAAGCGGGTATTCCATGTACAAAGATAATGGTAAATATTGATAAAGAAACCGGTGAAACAAAAGTTTGGAATGATGGATTAGGAATTCCGATTGAAATGAATGAAGAAAACAATCTTTATAACCCCGAATTAATTTTTGGTCATTTACTAACATCCTCGAATTATGATGATAAAGAGGAGCGAATGACATCAGGAAGAAACGGACTTGGAATTAAGCTAACAAATGTTTTTAGTTCATGGTTCAAGGTGAATATTGTTGATTCTAGTCAAACTGGGCAGAGTTATTCAAAAGAATGGTCAGAAAATATGCGTGAGAGCAAAAAAGAAAAAATTAAAAAATCAACCGCCAAAAAAAATTCAACCGAAATTTCATGGATTCCCGATTTTGCAAAATTTAAAATGAGTCAAGGTTACGACGATGATACCATTTCTGTTTATAAAAAAATCGTTTGCGATATGGCAATGATTACTGGAGTCGCAGTTTTTCTTAATGGAACTAAAATTCCCATTAAAACTTTACAAGATTATTCCAAATGTTTCGACCAATTAACAGAAAGTGATCCGTCAATTTGTTTAAGAAGTAAAGATTGCGAGGTCGTGGTAACCCCTAGTTTATCTGGAGATTTTGAATTTGTTGCATTTGCCAATGGTGTTGAAAATAAAGAAGGAGGTGTCCATGTAGATTCATGGAGTGAAGAATTATTTCGCCCTTTAGTTAATAAATTTAATAAAGGAAGTAAACCATCAATTACAATTAAAGATGTTAAAAGATTTTTTAGAATTTTCATTTCTTCGATGGTCGTAAATCCAGAATTTAATAACCAATCTAAAACAAGGTTAACATCTCCACAAGTTACGACAAATGTTGAAACAAAACATATAAATGCAATTTTTAAATGGGATGCTTGTGAAAAAATTAGGGATATTATTAAAGGGAAAGAACTTCTTACATTGAAAAAAACAGAAAAGAAAAGTAGAGGATTTAAAAAGATTGTTGGGTTCGATCCTGCAAATAATGCGGGTGGGAAAAAAGGGAAAGATTGTACACTAATTCTATGCGAAGGATTATCAGCAAAGACATATGCAGTTATGGGAATTGATGTTGGATTTAATGGGAAAAAAGGAAGAGATTGGTATGGAATTTATCCATTGCGGGGTAAATTACTAAATGTCCGAAATGCAAGTCTTAAAAGTATTTCAGAAAATAAAGAAATTGGTGATGTAATTTCCGCATTAGGGTTACATCATGGCGTGGATTACACGGATGAGACAAATTTTTGTAATTTGAATTACGGAAAAGTTATGATTATGACAGATGCAGATGTTGATGGAACTCATATTAAAGCGTTGATCATTAATTTATTTCATCATTTATTTCCAACTTTACTTCAGCGAGATAATTCATTTGTAATTAGTATGCAAACACCAATTGTTAAGATTTTTAAAAGGTCTGGAAATTTGACATTTTATACAGAAGAATTGTTTCATCAATTTATGGAAAAGAGAGGCGAAAAAACTGGCGAAAGTCTCCGAGTTAAATATTATAAAGGGTTAGGAACATCTTCGGACGAAGAAGTAAAAGATACTTTTGGGAAAAAAGTTATTGAATATACAAATGATTGTAATATGAATCGGACAATGGATAAAATTTTTCATACAAAGTTTTCAAATGAACGAAAAAAATGGATAGAAGGATACGACGCAAAAGCGTCAATTCCAACCCCAGAAGAAGATGCCCAAAAAATTTCACAGATGTGTGTCTCAAAATTTATGGATTCGGACCTAATTAAATTTTCGTTAGATGATTGTGGCAGAAGCATCCCTTGTATTTTTGATGGTTTAAAACAATCGCAAAGAAAAATTTTATATGCAGCCTTTTTGAAAAATCTTAGTTACTCAGGAAAATCTATGAAAGTTGCACAATTTTGCGGATTCGTGGCTGAAAAAACTAATTATCATCACGGAGAAAATTGTTTACAAACAACAATTACTAGTATGGCACAGGACTTTATCGGAAGTAATAATGTCCCACTCTTTTTCAAAGATGGTCAGTTCGGTTCTAGAATTAATAATGGTAAAGATGCAGCAAATGGACGTTATATTTTCACAAAATTAAATTCATTGACCAGATGTCTATTCCCTCCGGAAGATGATATCCTTCTTGATTATACACTGGATGATGGAGACAAAGTCGAGCCTGAATATTATCTTCCAATCCTTCCAACAGTTCTAATTAATGGATGTACTGCAGGAATTGGAACCGGGTGGTCTTGCTCAATTCCATGTTTTAACCCACTTGAAATTTCGAAAGCGGTAAAAACATGGATCCATCATGGTTCACTTTTAGAAGAAACTGAAGAGGGAACAGTTTCCATTATGGATAATTTAAAACCTTGGTATAATCAATTCAATGGTGTTGTTGAAGAGAGTGGAGAAGGAAAATATACAACTTATGGAAATTTTGAGCAAAAAGGGAAAAACTATGTAATTTCGGAATTGCCAATTGGTGTTTGGACGGATAAATACAAAGATTTCCTTGAAGATCTTATGGAGAAAAAGCAATTGAAAACGATGAAAAACTACTCAAAACCATCAACCGTAAACTTTGAAATTACTCCAAAAGATGAGTTTACAGTAGATAGATCTTCATTAAAACTATCATCGACGTTGAGTACAAACAATATGGTTTTATTTACAGAAAATAAGAAATTAAAGAAATTTGATACAATTGATGAAATCGTAGAATATTTTTGCCAAGAAAGATTCAAATTATATGAAAAACGAAGAAATGTTTGTCTTAAGAATATGAATAATGAATTACTATTTGCAACAAGTAAAAAACAATTTATTGAGGATATAATTTCTGAAAAGATTATCCTACATAAAAAAACTGAAGAAGTAATCTTTTCTGAATTAAAAGCTTTAAAGTTTCCCGAAAAAGATGGAAACTATGATTACCTTCTTAGGATGCAAATTCTCAGTTTTTCAAAGCCAAAGATCGATAAACTACAATCAGAAATTAAAATTCTCGAAGCAGAGATTAAAAAATTACAGGCAACTACTCCAGGTGATTTATGGTTGGAAGATATCTCAAATTTTGAAAAAGCTTATGCCCTATGGCTGAAAATTTTTAAATAAATTTTTAAAAAAAAAGCTTTGTATATATATTAAATAATATATATATACATAAACATGCAAGCAAAAAAATTTTATAAAAGCAGTCAATTAGGATACGAACTATACAAACTTATGTTTTTAGTTCACCAATTATTAATGAAATTCAGAATTCCTTATTTTATTACTGGAGGTACTTTAATCGGCGCAGTTCGTCATAAAGGAATTATTCCATGGGATGATGATCTTGATATTAGTATATTTCATAAAAGTCGCGAAATCATTTTATCTAAACCTTTCTTAAAAGAAGCTGAAAATGTCGGAGTTTACATTTGGCAACACCCAGAAGGTTGGTTAAAGATGGCTCTTAAAAATAGAAAATTTCCAACCGCTATTGATTTATTTCTTACTACTTTTAACAAAAGACGGGATTCGATTGTTCTTTATGGGACCGCCGGAAAATTATGGCCAAAAGATGCTCATGCAGTTAAAGACATATTTCCATTGAAAGTTTATACTTTAGGTCATGTCAAAGTTTTAGGGCCAAAAAATCCGAAACCTTGCTTTTTCAATTTATATGGGAAAGATGTTTTCAAAGTTGGATATATAACCCAAGATGCGGATCATTTCGAAATTGATGAACCAATCAAATTGAAAGTAACTAAATTCGAACCAATGAAAAAAATGTATAAACCCCGTGAATCAATCGAAGTGATATTTCCAAGAACTTCTCCAATTTATTCTTTCGAATATTTTATACAAAAAGATGCATGCTCAAAATTATATACAAAATTACTCCCATTTTAACAAACATCCTTCATTGTTCCATCCGGGCATTTTATTTTTTGATTATCTACTAAAATCAATGCCAATCCCATACCAACAACAAGAATAATAGTTCCCATCGAAATCGCAAGTTTCGCTATTGATTTTTTTTGCAATTTTGTAAAACTAAAATTTTTCATTTAATGTTATTTTTATTAGATATTAAATTTTAAATTTTTTATATGTAATAAAATAAAAAATTTAAGTATGATTAGATTTGCTTTGGGCTTGCTGTTCGGTATTTATATCGCACAAACATATAAATTACCCAAAATTAGTTCTATACTTCAAGAAATAGAAAAATATAGAAAAGATTAGTAATATTTTTTATCATGTTCCGTCCCCTAAAGCACCACTTTGATCCTTAT